CCTAAGCCTCAGATTTATAGTTAGACACGCACTAGCATATTGTCTAATCTCTTGACAAATGCTACAATTTCTGTCTATGGGTATCTTCTCGCGTAAGCCTCAAATCTTGGAAGCGCAAAACGCTCCACAAATTATGTCCGAGTCTTACTTGACTTATGGCAATTACTTCCCAGTTATGGTCACACGCGCCCAAGCTCTTTCCGTACCCAGCATCAAAAGATGCCGCGATCTAATCTGTGGAACTATAGCAAGTATCCCTTTAGAGTATTACAAAAAATCTACAGGTGAAATGATTTCTCCACCAAGATGGATTGAGCAACCATCCAAAGCACAGCCACGATTTGAGACCCTTTATTTCACGCTTGATTCGTTATTGATGTATGGAGTCAGTTACTGGCAGATTACCGAAACATATCTCGAAGATAACAGAATGGCTAACGCAAACTGGGTTGCTAACAATCGCGTAACATTCAATACAGATTCTGTTAATAATTTTGTGACACAGTATTATTTAGATGGCGTTCCGTTACCGATGTCGGGTTTAGGTTCTTTAATTACTTTTCAAAAAGATGAAGGCATTCTTGCTGTTGGTGGTTCTACTATCAAAGCTGCACTTGATGCACAGAGAGCAGCTAGTGTCGCATTGGAAACTCCATCCGCGACTGGGTTCTTGAAAAATTCGGGAGCTGACCTTCCACCTAATGAAGTTACTGGATTACTAGCTGCATGGAAGCGCGCCCGCCAAAATAATGGCACTGCTTACTTAACTGCAACTCTTGATTATCAAACTACAGGTTTTAGTCCTAAAGACATGGCTTATCAAGATGCAATTCAAGGATTAGCGACTGAATGCGCAAGACTCTGCTCAGTCGATCCTTATTATGTTAGTGCTTCGATGAACACGACCATGACTTATGCAAATGTGCAGGATGAGCGCAAGCAGATGGTTGCTTTTACTTTGCAGCCTTATGTTTCAGCGATTGAGTCAAGGCTCAGCATGGATGATGTATCCACAGCAGGACATTATGTCAAGTTTAGTTTAGACGACTCATTCTTGCGTACAGAACCAATGGAAAGATTGCTAGTGCTAGAAAAGATGTTAGCACTTGGTTTAATTACAACAGAACAAGCAATGCAAATGGAAGACCTATCACCTAACGGGAATGGCAGCTAATGGAAACTCTATACATTGAAGCATCATCAATCGAATGCTCAGAAGAACGCAGAGAAATCTCTGGAAAGATTGTGCCTCTTGGTACTGGTGAAATCGGCCATACTAATCTTGGTGCATATACCTTTGCAGCTAACTCTATTGAGATTGCAGACCCAACAAAGATTAAGTTGCTATCACAGCACGATCTAAAAAAGCCTATTGGTCGCATGACTGCTTCAGAGACTCGCGCAGATGGTATCTATGCAACCTTTAAGTTGAGTCGTTCTTCAGGCGGTAATGACGCACTTATTATGGCGCAAGAAGGATTAGTTACGGGATTGAGTATCGGGGCAGAAATCCTTGCATCTCAACCATCCAAAGATGGACACACAGTTGTTTCATCGGCTCGTCTAAAAGAAGTTTCTCTAGTAACTGTTCCCGCATTTGCGTCTTCAGAAATACTAGAGATCGCAGCAGAGGAAGTAATCCCTGTTGAAGAAAACCCACAAACAGAAAGCGAGACAGCTGTGGAGAATACTCCAGAGACAGTTGCAGCACCAGTAGAGGCAGCAGCAGTTGAAGCTGCTCGTCCTACAGTTAGCGCAATGTATTACACAAACCCACGCATTAACCTCAATGTTACAGCAGGCGAATATGCTAAGGCACAATTAAACGCATCACGCGGTGATGCAGATGCTCGCGAACTAATGGCAGCTCTACAGGTTGCAACAGTCGCAGAGAACACAGGTATGGTTCCACCAACATACCTAAAGGATGTAATCGGTATTATTGATTCATCTCGCCCTTTCATTGATAGCATCGAGCGCGCTGCACTTCCAGCAAGCGGAATGAAAATCTTTACTCCTAAGCTAGGAACTCAGGCAACAGTTGCATTAACTGCTGAAGGTGCTGAGTTTTCATCTACAGACACTACAGTTACCTTCCAAGAAGATAATGTTGTCAAATTCGCTGGAGCTGGAAAGCTCGACTTGGAACTCGTTGATCGCTCAGACCCAAGCTTCCTTGACCTGTATCTCCGTGAGTTGGCTGCAAGCTACGCACAGAAGACAGATGCATACGCAGCAACTATTGCTGCTGATGGTGCTGACAGTTCAACTGGCTCAACCATCTACAAGTCTATTGCTGATGGAATTGCAGATTCCTATGGTGTAATGCGATTTACACCAAATCGTTTAATGGTTGCACCATCAGGCGGTTATGTAAATATCGATTATGCAAATCTACTTGGTGCTGTTGATGGAAGCGGCAGACCACTATTCGCTGCTGCTGTTGTTCAGAACGCTGCTGGTTTAATTTCTCAAGGCTCAACTCAGGGAACTGTTGCTGGACTTGATTTAGTGGTTGATCCTAACTACACAGGCAACACAGGTAACGCTAAGGTCGCTCTTGTTTATCCATCAGCTGCAATGCGATTCCACGAATCAGGCACACTCCAGATTCGTGCAAATGTAGTTGCAAATGGTCAGCTTGAAATTGGCATCTACGGATATGTTGCAGTAGTTAATCGCTACCCAACAGCATTCCGCAAGCTAGACATCGCGTAATCTAGTAACACTCTAAGTCGCTCTGGGGAGTAGTAGCCCTCTACTCCCCAGAGTCTTAAGAAAGGAATCAGGATGGCATTAACTTCAGTAAGTGAGTTACGCACCACGCTGGGCGTAGGCACCCTTTATCCTGACGCAACCCTTCAAGAAGTATGTGACGCATCAGATGCAGTCCTACTTCCAATGCTTTGGCAGAATGAGATTTACAATACTTATCAAAGCATTGCAGGCAATGTAGGTACATTATATTTTGAACAAAACATTTTAGATTACTTTTTTGTGGGTCAAAGCGTAACTGTCAGTCGTAATGGCAGTCCATATAACGGGGCTAAAACTATTACTGCTATCAGCTCTAACGCTATTTCTTTTGCTGCTGTAGGTGCAGATCAGAACACACACGCAGTTCAACCTATTGGTATCGTTGCAGGAACAGCAACCGATTATACAACCGACACAGCAATTCAGAATGCAGCTTTGATGATCGCTGTTGATATATGGCAAGCTCGCACCGCTACTTTAGGTGGAAGCAATCTTGTCGATTTCCAGCCTTCCCCTTACCGAATGAGCGCACAGCTTCTCGCTAAGGTGCGAGGATTGATTGCCCACGCGCTAAGTCCTAATTCAATGGTGGGATAATGCCAGTTGCTATCACCACACTTAGAACGACACTTGCCACAGCCTTAGTCGATAACTCAAAATGGCAGACCTTTGCATTCCCGCCTGCCACAGTTTTGGCTAACTCAGTCATTGTTTCACCCGATGATCCCTATTTAACACCTACCAATAATCAGCATATTGGCATTAGTCCAATGGCATCATTCAAGCTGATTATTACGACTCCACTTTTCGATAATGAGGGCAACCTCAATGGAATAGAAGATTTTGTATGTGGCGTGTTCGCTAAGCTTGCTGCATCTTCTTTGACCTATAATGTAAGCGCAGTCAGTGCGCCTAGTGTTCTCAATGCTGCTTCGGGAGACCTTCTCAGCTGCGAGATGTCCGTATCAATCCTTACGAGTTGGAGTTAATATGTCCGAGTGGGAACAAGAGAACGAAGCCTTCCTGAAAAAAATCGGGCAGGTTAGCACACCAACACCAAAGCCAGCATCTACTAAGAAAGACGAGGAATAATCCTAATGGCTGTATTTCTGAATAACAATGTAGGCGTTAAGATTAACACTGTTGATCTTAGCGACCATGTCACAGCAGTAACAATCAACCGTTCATTCGATGAGCTTGAAATAAGTGCCATGGGCGATTCTTCTAGAAAATTTGTAAAAGGTTTGGAAGCATCAACTGTAACCATCGACTTCCTTAATGACACAGCTTCAGCAAATGTTCTCGCAACACTTCAAGCTGCATGGGGAACAACAGTCACAGCTGTATTCCTACAGACAAAGGGAACAGCAGTTTCTGCTACTAACCCTCTTTACACTGTTTCAATTCTTGTCAATAACACTACAGACATCAATGGTGCTGTATCAGACATTGGCACACAGTCAATTACATTTACATGTAATTCAACGATTGCAGTAGCAACTACAGGCACATTCTAAACAACTAAAAAAAGGGGCAGCTCATGGCAAGACTAAAAATCGTTCGTATAGATGGAAGCGTTATCGAGGGTGAGATTACTCCAGCAGTGGAGTACTCATTTGAGCTATACGCTAAAAAGGGCTTCCACCGCGCTTTTCGTGAAGACGAGATGCAGACTTCGGTGTATTGGTTGGCATGGGAAGTCACACGCAGATCAGGTGAAACTGTTAAGCCTTTCGGGATTGAGTTTATCGAGGGATTAAAATCCGTTGAGGTGTTGGACTCAGACCCTTTAGCTTAAAGCGCGATTATCCATTCACCTATTTAATAGCTCGCTTGAGCATTAGATTGGGAATCGCGCCACAGCAGTTATTAGATTTAGACCCAATAATGCTTCAAGCCTTGTTGTACGGTCTTAAAGATGAAGCAAAGGAGATAAGCGATGCCAACAGAAGTAAAGGGCGCAATCGCACTTCGTAAGGCTCTAAAAAACTTTGCTCCAGACTTAGCTAAAGAAACTCAAAAAGAGTTAGGCAATCTTCTTAAGCCGATTACTAATAAAGCTAGAGGATTTATCCCTTCACAGGCTCCTCTGAGTGGATGGGCTAAAAGTAGTTCAACAGCTTGGGGCAGTAATCGTATTTGGAATACAGGAAAAGCCAAGCGCGGTATTGGATATAAGACCACACCATCTAGACCTAATAAGCAAGGCTTCAGAGCACTAGCTCGCATTGTTAATGCTTCTGCTGCTGGTGCTATTTATGAGACTGCTGGTCGCAAGAATCCTAATGGTCGCGAGCAGGCTCCTATGGCTAAAGTTGTGCGTGAGAGTCAAGCCAACTATGGCAAGATGATTCGTTCTGGCACTAAGAATCAATCTAAAAGCAATAACCCGCAAGCAGGTGCGCAATTTATCGAAGCGATGAATAATTATGGGCAGATAGTAGATGCCAATAATCAGACTGGTGCAGGTCGTAGGTCAGGCAAGATGAAAGGTCGCGCAATCTTTAGAGCATGGAAAGAAGATGGCGGGCAGACTAACGCAGCAGTTATTAAAGCTATTGAGAAATCTAAATTAAAGTTCTATGACGCTATGGGAGTTAAATAATGGCAGTTGATCCATCAGTAGTCATTAACTTAGCAGCTGAATACACTGGCAATAAAGCCTTTAAGCAAGCCGATACTGCTGTAGGAAAACTCAATAGCAATGTCAAGAAACTTGCAGGCACATTTGGTATTGCATTTGGCGCAACGGCATTAGTCCAATTTAGCAAGACAGCAGTAAAAGCATTTGCAGCGGATGAAGCAGCAGCCCTTAGACTTAACCGAGCAGTAGAAAATCTAGGCATTGGCTTCGCTAATCCTGCCATTGCTGACTACATTGATAAGTTAGAAACTTCAGCGGCAATTGCGGACGACATTCTCCGTCCAGCGTTTCAGGGTTTGCTTACTACTACTGGCTCATTAACCCAATCCCAGAAACTTCTTAATGATGCAATTACTATCAGCCGAGCGTCTGGCATTGATTTAGCCACAGTTACACAGGATTTGGGTAAAGGTTATGTAGGAGTTACTAGAGGTTTAGTCAAATACAACTCAGGTTTGACAAAAGCTGAACTTACGACACTGTCCTTCAATGAAATCTTGTCAGTTATTCTAAAGAGATCAGCTGGAGCAGCAGAAGATTACCTAACTACAACTTCTTACAAAATGGATGTTTTAAGTACTGCAACAGGAAAAGCTAATGAACTTATTGGTAAAGGCTTTGTTGATGCTTTATCTCGCGCAAGCGGTGGAACAGAAGCAAGCGATGCCACAATCTTCTTGGAAACACTTGCGGGTGGCTTTAACAGAGTAACCCTAGCTGCTGGTACTGCTATAGGAGCCATTCCATCACTTATTAAAAATGTTAAAGACCTTGGTAAAAGTATCTTTTTTGGTTTTGCTGGCAAACAAATTGGAGTCACTTTAAGCACATCCTCTAAAAAACCCATCCAATCTGGCTCTAACCTTAATAAATCAACAGCAACTACTGAAAACAAGATTGCCAAAGAAAATCTTAAAATTAACACTGCACAGTTAAAATTGGCTAAGGCCAAGTCAATCTTTGACATCCAGAAGATTCAGATTGAAGCTGCTCTCAAGGGCAAGATTTCAGAAGAAGATCGTATTCGTCTCAAGCTCATGCAAGCTATTGAAGATGAAAACATCAGCCAAATTGATAAATACACCAAAATGCTAGATGAGGCTCAAAAGAATACCGAGAAGTTAGTTACTACATTGGCAAGCATTAAGCCTCTAGACGATATATTCAAAAACTGGAACTTCATGTCTGTCAAGGCGCAACTAGATACGCTTGAAGGTTATTTTAAGTCTTTTGCTGGTTCAGCAGCTTCAGCATTTAATACTTTAGGTTCAGCACAAAAAGCAGCACTTGGTGGTTTTGTACCATTTGTAGGGGCAACTAACAAATCTCTTGGTATTACTTCAAATGGCGGAACTACTACTTCGATGCCATCAACAGTTGGTTTAGGAACAAGCGGTACAGGTAATCAACTGCCAGCAGGCGTAACCATTAACACAAATGTAAATACAGGTATTGGAGACCCAGAAACAATAGCCCGCGCTGTTGAAGATGTCATTCGCCAAGCTGTCCAGCGTGGAACATCGAGTTTGCTTCTACCAATATGACATGGCTTCCAGAATGGCGTATTACAGTAGGCACTACTGTTTATACAAATGTAACTTCCGTTAATGTCACCATAGGTCGCATTGATATTGATCGGCAATGCCAAGCAGGTTATGCCCGCATGGACATTATTAACTCTACCAATGCTCTTTTTGACATTGATGTAACCGATTCCCTTAGCTTGGAACTTAAAGACAGTGCTGGTGTATATGTGCCTGTATTTGGTGGCACAGTTTCAGATTTTAGAACCTCAGTCAGAAGCCCAGAAGAAACTGGCTTTGTCACGATTGGCTCAATCCTTGCAGTAGGCGCATTGGCTAAATTACCTAAAGCCATTTACACAGCAGCAGTAGCTCATGACCTAGATGGTGAGCAAATCCGCATTATCTTGTCAGATTTATTGGAGAACCAATGGCAAGAAGTAGCACCTTCCCTTCAGTGGTATAACTATGACCCAACAACTACATGGGCTAATGCTGAGAATGTGGGCT